GGAAGGGATAATGCTTCTTGCCGGTGATCGTCCATCATCTTCCACAGCTTTGTTTGCGGGGATGGCGTGTTCTTGTTGGAATAGGTAAACCAGATGACAGATGCTGCCCAGTTTCTAAGCTGAACATTCTTTATTTTTTTCTCTAGCAAGTTGGCCCAGACGATTGAGGGTTTTTCCTCCACCTTAGCCCTGAACTTATTCTTTAAATCGTTACTATACTTCCTTCTTGCGTACAGTATTTGTTCTCTTTCTTCTAGCATTCTCTTCTTTTGTTTTAGCTTTGTGAGCTTCCTTGCTAACTGCCTGCAAGTTTTCCTTACCGCAGAACAATCTAGGAAGAAGCTCGTTCCAGTTGTATCCAAGCCACTTGGTCTTGCGTCCCCACTTCTGGGGGATCACTGGATCAATGTGATCCACCTGCATATCGCTGGCTGGGAAAAGCTTTTGGGTTATGGCGCACCGGTACATCTTCCGCATCCTGCCAGTCTTAGGGTTCTTCTGGCTCTCAACAAATGCTTCGTTAAGTGCTTGATATTTGGGAGCCCATCTCCTAGTCCCCGATCTAACGCAGGACATGATGAACGATCTTAGTCTAGCCTCGGTCCAAACCTTCACCGCATTTTGTTCACCAAGTCATAGAACATGAAGCAAGCAATGGCATCCTCCAAAGCATTTGCCTGGGCTTGTTCCGTCCACTTCTTTATGTGGGTGTCGCCATTGTTGGTATTGATTATGACAGTGTGGATTGCTGGGTCATAGTCTAAGTAGCTGGCAATCTTTACCATCCTAGCCTCGGAAGCTAGCTGCATGGCATCCTTATAATATGCCTTGCGGGTAATGTCCTGATGCTCTGCAACCTCCCTAGTTTTGTAATCAAACAGGGCAAGCTTGCCATTGTGTATGGCCAACAAGTCTATGGTTCCCGCTGTGTTAAATTCTCGGTCGCTGTTGGAAATAACCCCCTCAACTTCCACAACCTCCAACTCTTGGTCATCTGCCCATTCAATGAATGGCATGACAAAGGGTTCCCAAGATGGGGGACATTGGCCTCCGCAAATGGTAGTTTCCAGATGTTTGTGACACTCGGTTCCCCAAGACGATGACATCGTTTCTTCTCCGGTCTTGGGATGCACCCTCGTTCCCCACATCATGTCCATTATCTTGGTTTCGTCGTAGTGTGGATGTTCTTTGGCAAGTTCTATCGCCTTCTTGGTTCTCCAAGTTTCGAAGAACGAATCTGGATACACCTTCAGCTTCTCAGTCACACTAGCAACTATATCCTTGCCGGTGTTCTTGGCCTCTCTCCTAGCTTGGAAAGGGGTGGATAGGTCTTCTCGGAGAAAGCCTGAGTCTTTTTCTATTTCATAAAAGTGTGCCATAGTATAAGCGGGGGCCGAAGCCCCCGCAGGTTAACCAACACCATTAATACTAGAATGCTTCAGCGTCCTCATGGGCCAACTCTCGGCCCTCTTGGATAGCATCCCTAACTTCTAGCAAATCTTTTGCTATGCAATGAACAATATATTTGAACTGCTCATTATACCCACTGCTTTTAAAAGTGGGATCTTGCGCTGCTACCTGGCTTGCTTGATTTATGCAAGCTTGAATAGCTATTTCTCTCCCCTTGTCTGAGCCTCCTCCTCCATTGTTGGAATAGTTGGCTTTCTTGTAGAAGGTTTGGGTTCCATCCTTGGACTGATGTCCTGTGAACCCGTCACTATCCTGTGGGATCTCTCTTGGTATGGAGATTTTCCACTTGGTGTGACCCTTCGGTGTCTTGTATGTTGAGTCGGTCGCCTCTACTGTGGCTCCCACCTCTGCCCAACGTGGGGCTTTGCTTTTGCCGTTGGCAACTCCTTTTGTGCCATCGTCAAATTCTAACCAGAACCCCCAGAGGTCCCCGTTAGGTGTATTCCTTGGCTCGTCTCCTAATAGACGCACCGTTTTTATCGTTTTCAGTTGTGACATATTATTTAGTCTATGTTGTACCAATACTCATCCTCTGGCGAGAGGGTAGATATTGGGCTTGTTTGGAATAGCCGGGTTTTGGTATCGAACCAAAGGTCGCGGCTAAAATTGACCCCGCTGTTGCGTTGCTTAAAGACGGTAAACACCGCATCGCCCTGCTTCTTGTATTTATCCTGCTCTTCAGGGCTACCGTTAGACATTGCCAGTTCCTTGGCAGTGTTGCGGTGCATACTGCAAATGGTGTGGCTAGCCTGAGACAGTTCTTGGCTGCCAAGGATAGATCCGGGGCTGGTAGGGGCGTATTTTGTACCGCCGTTTTCTTTACTTTTTGCATCGGCATGAGCTATCAGGACGATTGAAAGCTGGTGCTTCACGGCTGTCCTTGCTAGATCCTTAGATATTAAACCCTGCTGTTCAAAGTCAAGCTTTGGAGCAAGATAGCTGAAACTATCTATCAATATTGTGTTAATCCCATACTTCTGTTTGGCCAATATTATCTCTGCCTTTAGTCCCTCCCAGTTGTTTCCGCAGTCTCGGAAGTTGGTATCGTCTATGAAGTAGATGTTCTCTCCTAGTTCCTCGGCAACTTGGGCGCATTGCTCGTGCTTTGGCTCTTCACCAAGAAGTTGTGTTCCTAGTTGGAGCATCATGTTTTCAATGGGTACCTCAAAGGATACGGCCATGCACTTGGTTCCTGTGCTGGCTAGGTGAAGCAACAACTGGTAAGCTATCTGGCTTTTCCCTGAGCCGGGAATGCCAATGATGGTGAACAGCTCGCTCTCCCTGAGACTGAGGGGCATATCTTGGAAGCACCAGTTCTTCCACTCTCTCTCCCTCTCTTGTTGGGTAACACAGTCCTGCATCTGCAAGACAAAATCGTTGGGCCTAACCAAAGCCTCTGGCTCGTTGCCTTTGGCGCTATCCATCAGGGCCTTCAGATCGTCCTCTGTGGGGTGATCCTTGACCAGCCAGTCGTTCACGTCGTTGTGTGGCTCTGGTATTTCTATCCGGTAGCAACGATCCGCTGACAGCCTTTGAGATAGCTTTATAAACATCTGTTGGCCTGCGTCATCCATGTCGCTGGCAACATAAATGCGTTCCATCCTGGTCAGCATCTCAAAGCAGTTCTCAATCCACCCGTGGTTGCTGGCTGATGGTACAGCTATGACGGGGATGCGACTCTCCTTCTGCATTTGGTAGAGGGACATACAATCGATCTCCCCCTCGCAAATGATTAGCTCTCGGTCATCCTCCCCCACTAGGTGCAAACCAAAAGGTGTGGCAAACACTGGCTGGGTGCTGTAGATTTGCTTCTTGTTGCCTATCCTAGTAACACAGGTGTATTTCAGCATCCGACAACGGCCCTCGGTGTCATAGAGCGGGGCTCCCCACCAGTGTCCACCCTTCTGCTCGTGGTGGAAGATGTTGAACTTGCCCAGGGTGCGCTCGTTTATCCCTCGCTTCTCCACCATGTACCGGTGAACCTCGCTCCCTCTCAAGGCAGTGTCGGGGACAGTTTGAACCTCCACCCTGTCCTCGTTCTTGACCGTTCTAATTTGCTCAAACCCACAAAACTTGAGAGCCCACCGCATCGTTTCCGAGAACGATCCACCCAACTTGCGGTGGCACAGCTCTAAGATATTGCAGGATTCACCAGTTTGGTGATCCTTTGCGACGTATACACTACTGTTCTTGGCCTTGAATACATTGCAAGATCTGCCCTCGGCATCGCCACGCATATCTGCCATGACATATCTGCCACCCGCTTCCCGTTTTGCACCGGGAAACATTTCGGCCATGAGCCGATCAATTTTGGAACTGAGTTCCCTTTTAATTTCTTCAGGTGTCTTCATATTTTGATATGCAAGGGCTCGTTTTGTTCTCTTGGTTCAGGTTTTAGCATCCTATCAATGATAACTCCGGTGCAACAATGCTGCTCTGCTGCTAGCCGGTGCAATAGTTCGTGAGTTTGGGGAGTAATTGTAGTTTGCAATCGCACTCTGTCCCCCGGCATCCACTTGCGTGGCCTGCCTCGCCGTTCTTTTCTATTTTTATATCTGACAAGAGCAAGATCTCTGTCTGATGGATCGTTATCTGTCAACTGTTGTTTGGTTTTTCTATTTTCACTCATATTTTTTACTTGTTGTTGGTTATTTTTTAAAGTTTAGCGCTTCAGAATTGTATCCATTCTCTATGACCGCTGCGTCCCAAGCTCTTGCCGCTTCCTCTTCATCATCAAAGTATCCGAGGTCTTTCTGTTTCCCACTAGAATCCATAAAACAAGCCCTCCACCTTCTGTCTCTCTTGTGGAAACTAACACCCCGAAATTTAGATTTTCCCCGTACCTTTTGAAAACTCCTACCGTTTTGGGAGCCTGTCACCATCCTTAAATTGTCAACGTGGTTCTCAGTCCTCACCCCATTGATGTGATCCACTTGCAAGGACTTGTCCCAATCGGGAAGAAAATGCTGGGCCACAAGGCGAGCAATGAGAAAAGTTTTATACCTTTTATTTTTACGCAAAATAATCTTAAGGTATCCATCCCTGTGGAAACTTGGCTTCCTAATTTTAGTCTTGCCAAAATTCAGTGACATAACTCTCCCTTGATTGGATATTTGGTAGATTCCCTCATAGCCAATAACATCTTTCCATTCTTCTTCTTTCATAATAATTCTTGGTAACCTATAACAAAATTCTTGGTTGGTAAGTAACTCTTGGTTACTCTAACAGACTATAAACTTTCTTTAGATAAGAGAATACTAGGATAGGGTAACGCAGGGTTACCACCCCCCGGTAGGGTGACGGTAAACAAATTGGAGTTGTCCATCCTTCTCTTGATTGTAACGAGCTTGCGTTTCTGAAGTCTTGTAAGCACCCTAGAAACGCTTTTCGGGTGAAGCCCCGTGTCTTTCCCTATCTTTGAGGTGGAAGGGAAGCACAGGCCATTGTCCGGGTTGGCATGGTGAGCCAAACAGAGAAGGACAAGCTTGTCTGTTGAGGGCAAGGGGATGGCCCAAACCCTCCGTTCCATTTCAAAGGACATTTAACAGCCGTGATAATCGTCCCACTTGGATTGTGCCCAAGAGTCTTCGGCCTGTTCCTTGGCCTCTTG